GTTGTATCAAGAGTTCCACCAACAACAAGTGCTGTTAGACCCTTACCTGATACCTTGTTACCAAATACGTCTGTTGCTGTTACTGTTGCAGTTACAACGCTTGAAGTTGTTCCAGCATCAGCAGATGAAAGTGCAAGAGTATTAATCTTTCCTGCAGTTCCCTGTACATAATATGTTAGTGTTGTTCCACCATTTGTGATAGCAACTGTACCAATTGCTGTTGTCTTTGTGTAGACATAAAATGTTGCAGTTGTTCCTGTGCCAGTTGCAATTGTCAAAGATGAAGATCCTGATGATGCAGATACTGGTGCAGCAGATGTGTGCAATGCAGAAACAATTGTTGCATTTGTTGTTGTTACAGAAACTGATGTTCCTGTGTCAACTGTTGCAACAAACTTGAGTGCGTCAGCAGCGTCAACTGTGTTGTCTGCTGGTACTGGCAATGCAGCAGGTGTAGCAATTGCGGATGCCGTTGTGTTGGCAGTTCCATCAAGTGATACAGCGACTGTCATTACGGCTGCGCTTGCAGGCGAAGCCACGATTGTTGCGGTAGTCATGGCTGCAACCACGGCTAGAGCGATTTTCTTTAATGAATTCATTTTTCTCCTTATATTCATTTTATTTATATTGTTTTTAGCCTATCCAAATAGTCATTTATTTCTTCTATTTGACTAGGTTTATAGTGTATCACATTCTCTGGGAGACTGTCAACTCGCTTAGGTCTGTCCCTAAAAGTGTGGACTTCGACTTCAAGGTTTTGATCTCTTGGAGTATATGAGATAGCACCAAAAATAGATCCACACACGGCATCTGCTAAGTCCTTAGACTTTTTTCGTGGGTGGTCAACTTTATCGTTTTTCATAATCTTTAGTTCGGTTAGTTCTTCAAACAAAAGTTCGATAGCAGGCATAGCAAGTCTCTCTTCATATACAAGCATCGCCATATCTTCGTAGTGTTTCTTTGCTACAGATACTGTCTCTGTTCTCATTCCTACCGCCTGTAATTCATTTTGAATATCAAATGATTGCCAACGGTCAAATGTAACTAAACCAATATTAAAGCCAAGTCTGCGTAGGTTTTGTATCCATTGCTTTACCTCAGATAGATTTACTGGACCTTCTACCTTTGGTTCCCACCAAGCAACAGCGTCTACAACAACTACTGGAGATATCTGCTCATAGTCTTTAATTACTTGAACATTCACCCATTTCTCAACGTGTGCAATTGCTACAGCACACTTGTCATGTTTTTGTGCAAGGTCAGCATGAACATAATAAACCTTTTCTGGATCTGGCTTAAAGTTTTCTTCAAATCTTCTGAAATTATCCAGTGGGTTTCTAATACTCATGCAGGCTCTTACTTTGTCTGCCTGCTTAAAAAATGCATCAGATGCATATGTTGGAACACAAGCAAAACGCATCATTGCATCACCGAGGTCCGTCATGAATGCAATTTTGAAATCATCAATCTTACGAGTTGGGTTTACTTCCCATGTTGGACGTTTCAATGCAAATACTCCAGGGTACTTATAAGAAATAACTGTGTCTTCATCCCAAGCAATTTCAAACCAATTATCTTTATCATCTTCTGGCAGAAGTGGGTTAATTATAAATCTATGTGTTTTAGATACTACTTCTTTTTCAGCAATTACTGCTTCATACCGCTCAGAAATAAAGTCTCCGTTGTATCTTGGAAATGATAATAGAACAACCTTTCCAAGATCAGGGAAACGAGAATCAACTGATCCACGGAATGCTTTATAAATATTATCTGCTGTTTTACCTTGTTCATTACCTGTTGCTACTTCAGATGCAAAACCTGAAATCTCATCAAGAACTGCAAGCAAAAGATTAAGTCCCTCATGTGATTCTCTTTCTGAGTGACCAGAGTAGACAGTTACAGACTTCTCAAAACTAATAGAATCTACCTTTGCTTCATACTTACCAGCAAACCATGGAGATCTTTCAATCTTTGACTTAAAACCCTTAAAGAAAACATTCTTTGCCTGCTGAGCATTAATCGCCACATTAATTAAGTCTATAGCGTCTCCAGATGGCTTTCCGAAGTATTTTGCAGGGTCTTTAAGACAAAGTAATTTGTAAACAATATAAGCACAAGCAACAGTGGAAGTAAAATCTTTACCACTACCCTTGCCCAATTGGAGGATAATTTCATTCTTAGTAAATTTTTCAAAATATCTTGCGCCTTCTTCTTCTCCCATTATTATTTGAAGATCTTCTTTTCTATATATCTGACTCATTGCTTCAACAATGTCATATTGAATATCTGATAGTCCAGGCTGCCCCAAATAATCTGGAGACTCAACAAATGTCTTAGCGTCTACTGGGGTTTCTTCAAAGTGATTATCGGCAAGAGCCTCAAGAAAATCATCAAACTTCATGGACAATTGTAATCACTTCATCCTTTTTAGCAATATCAGAAAGTCTACGCATAATCTCATCACGAATTTCTGGATGTTCGGATGCTATGTCTCGAAGAATTGCCATGAGAACTTCTTGTTTCTTTTCTATCTGTAGCATCTCTTCTGCAAGTTCTTTGTTTTCAAGAAGACCTGCTTTTTGCAACATATCAATTCTTTTAGACTCAATATCCATAACAAGTTTGATTGCTTGGGTTTTTGCTCCAAGATTGTTTGTTAATGTAGCCTCATCAATAACCTCATAAGATTTTGAGATTAATTTATTATAATGAGTATCTGCAACAGCAAGGGCTTCTTTTGCACGAGCACGAATTGCATCATTGGCAGATGCCATCACCTTCCACTCATTGATATGTTGAACTACACGAGTTCTTGGGATAGCAAGATCTTTAGAAATTTTAGTTGCGTCATTACCCTTTAGGTATTCTCCAACAACTGTATTAATCTCATCGAGATGTTTAATTAAATCTTCTTCAGTTGACATTTCTTTCCTTTGCTATTTTTAAAAGTACAAGATATCCAATTAAGTCATCAATGTCATTGTCCCCTGGATAATCAGAACCTTTCATAAGTCTGCTTAACTTATCATCAATACGAACATGTAACTGTTCCCTTGCGTCTGATTTGCTAAAAATTCTAACAGGACTAAGTGCAGAATCTCCGTATGCAATATTTTTATCTATTAACATTTTTGCAATGTTATGACAGGTGTCAAGAATATGTGACCCAGATGGAGCACCTGTGGAATGAAGATATAAATCTTGACAACTAAAATTCTTTACGTCTGGATACACTGGTTCTGGTCTCATCGCTTTGATTTCCTTAGTCCAAATTTAGCAAGGTATACATAAATAGTTTCCACACTGACCCCACATTCTTGTGCTATGGCCTCTGGAGTTTTCTTATCAATATGATATCTCTTTTTAAGCCATAATTCACTTGTATATAGTTTAGCAGCCATAGCAGTACCTGTCAAATTGCCTTGTCCCAATTATTAATTGCCCAATGCCCTATACCTGCAGAGTCAGCAACATCATTATCTGTTATTGTTTTATCATAGATAATATCTAATAGTTTAATTGTTCGTTGTTTTCTGAACTCTCGTTCATATGTTTTGTACCAGGATGCTGACTTATTAGGATTTAATGATCTAATCTGTATTTGTTCTTCTTTGGTTAACTTTTTATTCCCCAAATAAGACTGCCAAGTAATTGGGGATACCTTGCCGATAATCTTTATACCAGCCAGACCAGCGCCACCAATTATTGCGCCCTGAACCAATGCAAGATCTGCAGCAGTCTTAGGGCTATTCATAAATACGGTATGCTCAATAACTATAGCCTCAACTAAATTAAAATGATCAAATAGGGCTTTTGTTTTTTTAGTAGCATCTATTACTTTTTGATAAATGTCATGACCTTCAAAAACTATTTTTCCGTGATTGCCTAAATTTTTATATGAATAAATGGTAAAAGCAAGACTATTTGTACTGGCATCAATAGCACAAATGACTCCAGGTTGAGATAATAACTCTGGTCTAAAGTACCTATCTCCCTCTTTTGCTTTTGTCATTTGACAACCCCTTAATTTGTTTTAGTGCTTTCTTGACATCATTAGGATTTATAACGCAATTATTGCATAGTGGTTCATCATTATATATTGACAACCTTTCTCCACAATGCTTACATAATCTATTCTTGCCTTTTCTTTTTTGTCGTCTGGCTTGAATATATCTTTGTGCAATTTTTTCTTTTGTCGCTTCTTCTCTACATTGTTCTGAACAATATATTTGATAAGAAATGTTTGATTCAAAATTTTTATCGCACCATTTACAGTTCTTCATCTTCTAATGGCTCCAAGGACTTGATTTTAATCACTCCAGTCCCTGCATCAGCGCATGCTTGTTGTAATGGACAAGTCTTACAGATCTTTGAATTAGATCTATAATTTTTCGTTGGCAAAGTTTTTTCAACCCATGCCTTACGAACTGTTCTCATCCAGTCAAATGCCTGATCTACCCACCCGATATAATGACTGTTTACTTCTATAGGAAATACAAGAAGGTCATGATTATTTTTATTTTCATAAATCAAAACACCCTTTGATTTTCTAAGAATCTTCATATAAATTAATAACTGAATTACGTGTCCAGTTTTTGGCTTTTGTGCATTTTTCTTATACTCAAAAGCCTCATGGCCCATAGTTTTAATTTCTCCGACTATTTCTTCGTCGTTCCAGTTTAGAATAGCATCTCCCCAACCAAATATTGGTGGGTCGCTATATGTAACTTTAAACTCTGTAGTTTCAACTTCTTTGCCAGTTGCTGCTAATTCTTTTTCATCTATAAACTTTTTAGCAACTCCAGAATCAAGCATGGCTTGCTGTATTCTTCCATGAGACAATGTTCCTGAATTCATATTGGCAACACCATAGGGTGTATCGTTACTAACAAAAACATTTCCACTAAATGCTAAATACCAGTATCGTGGACACTCTCCATGACTGTATGCCAATGTTGAAGGTGCAAATGTCTTTTTTTGTTGATGCTTTGGATCTCTTCCAACTAAATATCCAGATTGTATTTTTTCTATTAGACCATCTACATTAAAAGCATTATTATGTACAGCCTGCTTCTTTTTTGTGTCAGACTTAACCATGACTTGACTTAGTAAATTTTTCATATTATCCCTTTTAGTAAATTATACCAGTTATCATCTGGTTATGTATTTAAGTGCAGAAACAAGATTATTGATAGATTCTGCTGCCGTATAATAAATATTTTTCTTTCCTCTATCTGACTTATCCACATTAGCCATCCAGGTTGCTCTAAAGGCCATCTTGGCTGCGATTGCCTGTAACCTTACTATCTCTAATGTTGCTACATTCATTGGTATGTCTGGCTTTATAATTATCTTAGCAATAAATGTAAGGGCTGAGGTTAATTCCTCGTCCTCCATATACTCTGCTATTTCTGATAAACCATTAACCATTTCAAGTGTTGTATTATTTTGTTCCATCATTCACCATCTGTTCTAGTAGTTCTAACTCTATTATAGCAAGCCTAGTCTTCTTGTTACCCTCGCCAAGTACCACAATTATGGCTGGGTCATTGCCATTTCTTATCGCATCGGTTGTAGCCTTAGCCCATACATCCTGATTGAGTGTAAAAGATTTTGAGTTTTCTTTAAAGTCAATAGTAAAATTTTCCCAGGTAGCGTCGCCTTTCTTAGTATTTCTACCAGAATTTTTATGTTGCTTTGCACCTATTCTTTTACTTTCATTTTTTTCAGTCATATTTTTTAACTTTCTTGTATCCAACCTTACATAACTGAACCTCAGATAAATGCTTGTCTGGACACATCCATGTTGCTATACCCGTTGCTGGATGAAGTCTAATTGTTTTTACTTCTTTCTTACAAGTCTTACAGGGAAACTTTCCTTCATAAACCGTATATTTATCCACTGATCTTAGCCTTAATCATTTCTTGTAGATCAAGATCCTCTCTTACACGATTAACAAAAGCGTCTCTTCCTTGAACCTTAGATCCATCTGGTAATAAATACCATGCCCCAGTTCTTTCAACTATGCCAACAAGTTCAGCAGTGTCAACAAGATCAGCGACCCCATCAATGCCCAAATTATTGCCTCTAAAATAGAAATCATACTCACCAGACTGAAAAGCAGGAGAAGTTTTTGAAAACTGGAGTTCCCATCTAATCTTTCTACCAATCTTTTCTTCAATAGCCTTGTCACCAACATATATTTTTCCTTTCAATGCCTGATTATCTGATTCAGATGAAAATAGTTTAACAACAGTAGAAGAATAAAACTTTGTAGCCTG